TTCCCGGCTCCGGGGTGGTGGGGATAGCTATCATATCCCGGACCGACGGCCCTTCTTTTAATAAACGAGCATGACAAATCAGTTACGCGCGGGTGCGCGGGCGGGCTTGCATGTGTGGTTGCCGGGACTGGTTGCCGGGGTTGGTTACCCTTGGGAAGCCTCGACCACTTCGGCGAGGTGACAAATTGAGATAAAAATCGGGCCGTGCGCGGGCACGCAAGGGCCACCCCACCCCCATGACATTTGCTATGCAATCCCGACATATTTTTTGGGTTTTTAGGTTACCTATATGGTATTCCCGGCAACACGTGGGGGGACCCACGCTCCTTACTGGGGGGTTAACGAGAAAACCCGCGAACCCTTTAGGGGGGAAACGCGGGTCTTGGTTGGGTTGGGATTGGGTATGGGGTTTACCCCCGGCAGGCTTAACGCCAGTATACAGTCAGATTTGCAAGTTGTCAACCTTTTTTTAATTTTTGTACCTTTTTAGGTTGACAGGACGGGTAACTATCCTTAAACTACAGAGTTACAAAGGAGATTCCCTTCCATGTTCGCGGCTATCCTACTCGTGTGTGCCCTAAGCACTCCGACTGAGTGCGTTCGGTTCGACGACACACGTGGTCCGTACGCCACGTTGCCCGAATGTGAGGCTCGTATCCACGAAATGGCTGCCGGGGTTGCCCGGATGTTCCCGGTCCCGGCAACCTACAGGTATAAATGCAAGGAATTAACCCAGACATGAACCTCCTACCCCAGCAAAACAACCGAAAACCCGCCCTAACCGAGAAGCAAGAGGCCTTTTTGGACGCCCTGTTCGACAACGGGGGCAATTTGACCGCAGCCGCACAGGTTGCCGGGTACTCTGAAGGGTCGATTGCGTGGCTGAAGGACCGGTTGGCCGACGAAATCATCGAACGGACCAAAACCGTGTTGGCGGGACAGAGCCTCAAAGCCGCGAACAAGCTGGTTAGCCTCGTAGATGCCGTGGATATCGAACGAGGGGACGATTTACGCATGAAAGCAGCCGAATCTATCCTGAATCGGGTAGGTCTCGGCAAACAAGAGACGATGAACCACAATGTATCGGCGGTTCACGGGGTTGTCCTTCTCCCTCCGAAAAAAGAAGTAGTGATTGATGGGTAAACCCCGCAAACGTGTCCTAGTCCCCCCTGACCCGGCGACCTTGGACAAACCCCGTGGACGGGGCCGACCAAAGAAAGACCCGAATCAGCCCACCGCCCAATATAAGATGAGCGACCGGGAGCGGGCACGACGTTCCGTCCAAGCAAAACTCCGCAATGCAAAGGCGCGGGTTGCAAAACAACAGACAAAGACCAACAACGAGAAGCGGAAGGTTCGCAACCTAACCGAAAAAGCTAGTAAAGTAGAAGAGGCCTTAAAAGGTGAAAAGACTAGAGTCGTTGATAGAGGAGACCTTGAGAATCTGCCGGGAGCAGTGGGCGACCTTGTGGATGGTAGCCCAGTTATCTTCAAGCCAAATCCGGGACCACAAGAAGAGTTTCTCAGCGCATCTGAACAAGATGTTCTATACGGAGGTGCTGCAGGAGGAGGAAAATCTTTTGCCTTGCTGGCTGACCCTCTTAGGTATTGCCACAACTCTAATCATCGTGGGCTTCTTCTTAGGCGTACTCTGGACGAACTAACCGAACTCATCGACAAGTCCAAACAACTCTACCCCAAGGCGTTCCCCGGAGCCACGTTCCGCGAATCGAAGTCCACGTGGGTTTTCCCCTCCGGGGCAACCATGTGGTTCACGTATCTCGACCGGGACAAGGACGTGACCCGTTTTCAAGGTCAGGCCTTCAACTGGATTGGTATCGATGAGATAACGCAATACCCGACACCGTACGTTTGGGATTACTTGCGTTCCCGTCTCCGCTCGACAGACCCAGAGTTACAAACCAGCTTGACGATGCGATGCACAGCCAACCCCGGCGGTGTCGGAGGCTGGTGGGTTAAGAAAATGTATATCGATGTCCACGAACCTAACAAGGCGTTCGGGGCGAAGGATATGGAGACTGGAAAGACATTTGTTTGGCCAGATGGTCATGCGAAAGCAGGTCAGCCGCTGTTCTACCGCAAGTTTGTTCCCGCGCGGTTGACCGACAACCCCTACCTGATGGCAGATGGCCAGTACGAGGCTATGCTCAGGTCGCTCCCGGATGTCGAGCGTAGACGACTCCTCGAAGGGGATTGGGACGTGGCGGAGGGAGCGGCCTTCCCCGAATTTTCAAGGGTGCGACACGTTGTCGAACATTTCGAACTACCTACCAATTGGCCACGTATACGAGCGGCGGACTACGGTTACGCGAGTCCGTCGTGCGTTCTTTGGGGGGCTATTGACTGGGATAATAATATCTGGATTTATCGTGAATTGTATGCAAGGCACTTGACAGCCGAGCAACTCGCTGATAAAATACTAGAAGCAGAAGAGTTAGACCCACTACCACACTACACCGTTCTAGACTCTTCTTGCTGGAACAAGACCGGATTCGGCCCGTCCATTGCAGAGACAATGATGCGGGCAGGTGTTAGGTGGACTCCCTCGGACCGCAACCGTCTTCAAGGTAAAATGGAAGTTCACAGGCGGCTTGCTGACGACCCCTACACCAACGAACCCCGTCTTCGCATTTTCTCCACGTGCAAGCACACCATAGCGCAGCTATCCGGCATTCCTCTCTCCAAAACTAACAGTGAAGATGTAGACACGAAAGCAGAGGACCATGCCTACGATGCGTTGCGCTATATGGTGATGACGCGCACTTCTGGATATCAATCTATACACAAGTCGCTGCAAGGAATCAAGGACCAAGCCTTCCAGCCCTTTGACCACACCTTCGGATATTAAATATGGCAGAACCATCACTCAAGGACATGGATGTTCGCAACCTCACGCTTCGTGAGGCAGCTACTATTTATGCCAATGAGGTTGCTAACAAGGGATTGGGCCTAGCCCCGAACGCAGAGGACGGAGGAAGGGTTGCCCGCGCAAATTTTGTATCTGCGTCTATTCGATTAGCCAGTGAAATTGCAGACGAGCCGGGTTCGGCTTTGGCTCTTTTTGCACAGGATGAAGATGGTAAAACAGGCATTGCCAAGCTTTTAGAAGGACTAGACGAAGCTGACACAAACGTAAAGTCCACTATGTTGAACTTGCGTTTGATAGGACACAATGTTCTTAAAAAAGGTCTTGCGGAAACGGATGCCGAGTACGCAACACTCCCAGACTCTACAGCAAAAAGCGATAAAAACGAAAAGATTTTCGGAAGATTAGAGCCTAAAAAGGCCGAGTCTTTAATTGCTATCAACCCCGATGAAGATGTTCAAAGGGAATTCTTTGCTCGACTAGCCGCTAAAACAGGAGACCCCGCTCAAAGAAAATCTGCACTCGCAGCTATGTTTCTGTTGAACACGGGCCTTCGTTCTGAAGTTATCGAACAGCTAGAGCCGCATCATTACAATGCTGAAAAAGGCGCACTGTATATTCCCGGAGTTGTTGCCGGGACAAAGGGCAATCCCGTCAACATCCCATTGAACCCTATGGCAGATGCCATTATTCAAGAGTTTATCCAAACTCGTACTGCTCCTGATGCTGATGGTAAAAATCGTATATTCTTCAAAGAGGGTAAAAAAGAAGGTAGCATAGTACGATTAAAAACCGGTGATGTTACAGACGTTATGCGTGACATCAAGATTCCTAAGTTTACTTATGACGTAAAGACGGATACTTTTTACGACAGTCTCAGCCCTGAAAATCTAAACAAACAAGTAAAGTCTGGGTCTCGGTTGCTCAGAAACATCCACGCTACTCTTGGCGAATCTTTGGGAATTCCAGACCACCGCATCGCATATCTCGAAGGGCGAAGCACTAAAAGTATCAGAAAGAACATATCTACAGGTGCCCTCGAAGTTTATCAAGTGGCATTTCCATTTGCAATTAGCCCTCTAGACCGCGAACACGCTTCTGTTTACTCCGGGTTCTTTATGGATGCGGCAGAAGTTAGTGGTTTGGAATTTAATCAAGTTCTCGATTTGCAAAAGCCGCGCGTATTCTCAACTACTCCGGGTTACGAGGGGTACTTTGATAAACCTAAAACAGAAGGCCCGCCTAAAATTGCTATGGAAACGCCAGCAACTAGGCAATCTATATCTGACAGTTTGATAAACACTCTGGAAAATAATGGATTTACCGTCGATGATTTAGATGGAATTTTAGATGATGTCAAATCTAAAATGAAAAAGGGTGTTGAAGTTGCAGAAGATGTCGGCAAAAAAACTCTCACAGCAGGAGTCACGGCTCTTGGGGGGATGGCTCTATATGAAGCTATTCGCGACCCAGAAGGAGCCGGGGCTGCTTTAGCTAAAGATGTTGCTCTAGAAAGTGCAGCTTTAGCAGCAAAAGCACCCCTAGCAGTTGCCTCTGCTATTCCGATGGTTCTTGAACCTAGCGGTCGTATGGCTGGGCCAGAACTTACCCAACCCCGACCAGAACCGCGAATGGCCGAAGACCCCTATCCGGGCCAAGCTGAATATCCTGCGTTTCGTCAGATGAGAGAGATGGCTATGGAGCCAGCTATCGACGAAAGCGCAGAAGAAATGGAACGAGCGGCGGTTGCAGACGCCGGATTCGTTACACGCAACCGGGAATCGGAAGCCGCCCCCGTTGCTAACCAAGGCTTCATCCAACCCTAACCTACGGGAGAAAACCGATGCCGATGAACAACTACAACTACGGCGCGTCTTACATCATGGGTTCCGACAAAACTTCTGTCGATGCCAACATGGGTGAGTCCAAGCTGTATCGTGAGGGTCTTGAGTTCGATACTCGCGCCAAGACTGATGTTCTGACGGAAGACATGCCAAAGAAGCAGACCAAAACTGCTGTGGATGCCTCCGTTATGAAAATGGCCGAAGAACGCGACTACTAAGTTATGTCCGAAGATAACTTTCTCCAACCGGCAGATGATACAACTGTTGGCCTGATAAACCCCGAAGAGCAGATGCCCGGTCTTGCCCAGTACGTCAAGGCGCGGTTCGAAGATGCGGAAAACGGAAGGTACGCCCACGAACAGCGGTGGTTGCAAGCGTACAAGAACTTCCGGGGCATCTACGATTCCACGACCCAGTACCGGGACTCGGAACGCTCCCAAGTATTTATCCGTATCACCAAGACCAAAGTTCTTGCTGCGTACGGCCAGATTGTTGATATCCTCTTTGCAAACAAAAAGTTTCCGCTCGTTGTGGAATCAACTCCCGTACCGGAAGGTATCGCGGAGTTTGCCCACATGGAGACTCCGTTGGACCAACTTCAGCAGCAAGACCCTTACGGGTTCGCAGGAGATGGTCGCGAATTGTTGCCGGGTGCCCTACAAGCCCAAGAACCCCGTGCGTTTCTCGGCGGCTTGCAAGGTGAATACGGACAGCTTCCCTTGGCAGAGGGGCCAGCCAAAATCGGCGAACCTCAAATCGAACCTGCTAAGATTGCTGCCCACCGTATGGAGAAAACTATCCACGACCAGCTTCTCGATACCAATGCTGTCAACGTACTCCGCAAATCAATCTTCGAATCTTGTTTGCTAGGTACGGGCATTGTCAAGGGTCCGTTCAACTTCTACAAGCGCATCCACAAATGGGAGCGTGATGAGACGGGCGAACGGGCGTACATACCAGAAGAAAAGACCGTTCCACGGATTGAGATGGTGTCAGCTTGGGACTTCCATCCTGACCCGTCTGCTACTAGCATAGATGACTGTGAATACGTCATAGAACGTCACAGAATGAATCGCCAGCAACTCCGCGCACTTATCAAGCGTCCATACTTTAACGCGGAAGCTATCCAAGAGTGCCTTGCAAAAGGTCCGAACTACGAGGACAAGTATTACGAAGACACCATCCGCGAGGATGAAACCGAGCCGTATTTCCAAGGCAACCGCTACGAAGTCTTGGAATACTGGGGCGTTCTCGATTCGTCTCTGGCTAGAGAAGCTGGCCTCGAAGGCGCAGAGAACATGTCTGAGTTCGACGAGGTTCAGGTTAACGTCTGGGTTTGTGGCGGCATGGTTCTTCGCTGTGTCCTCAATCCATTTACTCCAGCCCGCATTCCTTATCAGGTGTTCCCATACGAAGTCAATCCCTACCAGCTTTGGGGTGTCGGCGTAGCAGAGAACATGGAAGATGCTCAGAAGTTGATGAACGGCCACGTTCGCATGGCTATCGACAACCTCGCCCTCGCTGGCAACCTCGTTTTCGATGTGGATGAAGCCAGCTTGGTTCCCGGCCAAAACATGGATATCTTCCCCGGCAAAATCTTCCGCCGCCAGTCTGGTGTGACCGGAACGGCTATCAACGGCCTCAAGTTCCCGAACACGGCTGGTGAAAACCTGCAGATGTACCAGATTAGCCGCCAACTGGCTGACGAAGAGACGGGCATCCCGTCCATCGTACACGGCCAGACGGGCGTGACCGGCACTGGTCGTACTGCTGCTGGTCTATCTATGCTGATGGGTTCGGCGGGCTTGTCGATGAAGACGGTCATCAAGAACATCGATGACATGCTCTTGAAGCCTTTGGGTGAAGCGTACTTCCAGTGGAACATGCAGTTCAACGAAGAGTCGGAAGACATTATCGGTGACCTCGAAATCAAACCACGCGGCGTAGCAGCAGTTATGCAAAAAGAGGTTCGTACACAGCGTCTCACATCTCTGTTGCAAACTGTCGCCAACCCGATGTTGGCACCGTTTATCAAGATTCCCAACCTGATGCGGGAGTTGGCAATTTCGCAAGACATCGACCCAGATAGCTTGGTCAACGATGCGAACGAAGCACAACTCTACGCCAAGATGTTACAAGGATTGATGGCCAATGTTCAACAAGGAGCAAGCGAAGCTGGTGGGGCCGCTGCTGGCGAAGCCGGAGATATGGCAGGGTCTGGAGGCGTATCTCCAAGCCCTGAAGGAACAGACGTACAGGGGTCTGGTAACGGCACAATCGGAGTCGGAACTGCGCCAACTGCAGGGGAAAGCGGCTTTACTGGAAACCCTCCTCAAACTGAAGGATAACCACGAGGCTATAATCAAGAATGGTTGACCGCATCGACATTGGGATAGACACGGAGCAAGAAACCGACACCGGCTTTTTTACAAGTCAGCGTACGGTTACTCCTGAGCAGTATAAATCAAGCTTCATAAATTTTTACAATACTGCTCTCGGTCTGCCCAGTCTCGAAGAGGAGACGGGTATCGAGGTTGAAACCCCGACCGTCGAACTTGCTGAACCCGGGGTTCGCGAACCTTCTGACGATGACGGACCTCCAAACATCCTCGAAATGACATCCCTCACCACGGGTGAGCCGATGTACGAAGTCCAGTTTGTTGATGGCAACCAGACGCAGTTCGAAAGCTACTCCGACTATCTCAAGGGAACTACCTACAAAGACCGCATACCTTTTGTCCAGAATATCCTCGAACCTACTATGACCGGCAATTTCAAGGATATCAAGTTTGGTGAGACTGTAAGTGCGGAAGTAGAAGCGGGTATCGAAGCAGTAAAGACAGGTGCAAAGGAGTTGCCCAGCAGTTTCGAACTCGCTGCAAAACGGATGACGGGAAAAGAACTGACCCCCGCAGAAAATGCCAAGCTAGATAAAACCTACGCGAACATTACCAAGGGTCTTCTCCCGCTTATGGGTGGCATTCCCGGAGCCATCGTATCCACAGTCATAGGCGGTCGTACAGTTAAGAATGCGTTCGGTAAAAACTCCTTCCTTCCCACTGGGCCTCTTGGGATAATGGGTGAGATTATTCACGCCAAACAATATGCGGGAATGGCCAAAATTCGAGCAGCCAGAAGTGCATACGCGCAAGGGGATATGGCGGGGACAGAACTGGGGCCGATGAATTTTAGCAAGGTTGACGTTGGATTTGCCATGACCATCGGCAACATGGGTATCCTTCGGGAACCCGGTTCCGGAACCTTTACCGGCAACACGCAAGGGATGGACATCCAACAACTTCTTGCCCTAGAGGCTGTCAGCAAAGGCTACGACCCCACCCGTGGTCGTTACAATCCTTTGAATCCGAGCAAGAACCAGACGGTTGCCGAGTCGGGGGGTATGTTCGTCTCCGATAACCCGATGGACGGATTCTTCCGGGCAAACGGAACATTTTACAGTTCACGTACCGGGGCATCGGCAGCCTACTCTAATAAAAGAGACGCAGAGAAAGCTGCTGCTACGGCAGGTATTACCTACGACGAATTTCAAAACGCTCTCAGCGCGGCTCGTTCCGGTTCGAAGACCCTCGACGCGGCTATCCGGGATATCAAGGATGCTAAGGTAGCAGCGAGAGACTCTGACGGACCATCGGCACAGCCTAGGCAGCCGATTA